CAACTACATTTACTGGTACTCTCTCAATGCTATCAGATAAACTTTTTAAATTTAAATTAGAAACAAATAGAGCTGGTTTTTTTGATTTCTTTAAAAATGCTCTTGTAGTTATAAACAAAGGGATAGAGGATAATGCAACAGCTCTGTCTAATTTTTCTAAAGCAGTTGGTGAGGGTTTAGTAAACTTTATAAAACAAGCATTGTTAGGTGGTGCGGCTTTACTTGATTTGTTAAGACCTATTTTTCAAACAGTTGCAATAGGTATTGGTGGATTAATAGACGTTGTTAAGGGTTTGCCACCAGGTATTAGAGAGCTTGGTATAGTTGGGTTCTTAATGCTTGGAAGAACAGGCAAAATAGCGATTGTTGGTATTCTTGGATTGTTAAAAGCTATTGGAGTTGATCTAGATAAAATAACAAACAGCATTTTTGGAGCAACAAAACAAACTGAGGAGTTTGGCCCAGCAATGAAATCAGTCAATGAGTTTATTAAAAAAATAGAAGAAAATATAATTGTATCAAAAGAGCAATTAGCAGAACTTCAAAAGGAATTAAAAAAAGTTGAGGACTCTGCTGAGAAAACA